GCCAGAGAATATATTAAACAATTGGCGTGTAACTAAAACATGTTTAAGATTAGGTAGTAAAGTCATAGGAAAATGTATGATGGGATCTACATCAAATGCGTTAGATAAAGGTGGTAGAAATTTTAAAGATTTATTTGAGTCATCTGATTGCAGAAACAGAAACTCTAACGGACAAACAAAAAGTGGTTTATATAATCTGTTTATTCCTATGGAGTGGAATATGGAAGGTTTTATTGACATGTATGGCATGCCTGTGTTCAAGAATCCAGACAAACCTATTAAAGGAATAGACAAAGAGCTTATTACTCAAGGCGCTGTAGATTACTGGACTAACGAAGTTGAATCATTAACTTCAGATCCTGACGCTTTAAATGAATTTTATAGACAGTTTCCTAGAACAGAGTCACATGCGTTTAGAGATGAAAGTAAACAATCATTATTTAATTTAACAAAAATATACCAGCAAATAGATTATAATGATTCTATAAATATGGGACACTTTATGACTCAAGGAGGTTTCCATTGGAAAGATGGTATAAAAGATTCTAAGGTAATCTGGAGCCCAAATAAAAGAGGTAGATTTTTTGTAACTTACATCCCTAAAGCTTCTCTTCAAAACAATGTGATTACGAAGGGCGGAAAGATGTATCCAGGCAATGAACATATTGGATCGTTTGGTTGTGACTCTTATGATATTTCAGGAGTTGTAGTAGGTAAAGGTTCTAACGGAGCTTTACATGGACAGACAAAATTTAATATGGATGATGCGCCTAGTAATGAATTCTTTTTAGAATATATTGCTAGACCTCAAACCGCTGAGATATTTTTTGAAGAAGTTTTAATGGCGTGTATATTTTATGGCATGCCAATATTATGTGAAAATAATAAACCTCGTTTATTGTATCATTTTAAAAATAGAGGATACCGAGGCTTTTGTTTAAACAGACCGGATAAAACTTATAATAAGTTATCTAAGACTGAAAGAGAGTTAGGAGGTATTCCAAATTCATCTGAAGATGTTAAGCAATCTCACGCCTCAGCTATTGAGTCGTATATTGAGAAATATGTAGGATTAGATTTTGAAGGAGATTATAGAGAAAAAGACGATATAGGTAGTATGTATTTTCAAAGAACACTAGAAGACTGGGCTAAGTTTGACATAACAAACAGAACAAAGTTTGATGCTGCGATTAGCTCTGGTTTAGCAATTATGGCAAATCAAAAACACTTGTATACACCCGTTCAAAAACAATCAAAAATAAGCATTAACTTTGCGAGATATAATAACAAGAACTCAGTAAGTCAATTACTTAATAAATGAAAGAAGTAACAATAGATATACAGGCTGCTGCATTTCCAGATCAATTTGTTTCTGACGCTACAAAAGACACTGTAGAATACGGATTACAAATAGGTCAAGCAATACAATACGAATGGTTTAGAAGAGACAGCGGCTCATGTAGATTTTATAGTCAATGGAGTGAGTTTATGCGACTACGTTTGTATGCTAGAGGAGAGCAATCCGTAGCAAAATACAAAAATGAATTAGCAATAGATGGCGATTTAAGTTATCTGAATTTAGATTGGTCACCCGTACCTATAATCCCAAAGTTTGTCGACATCGTAGTAAACGGAATGTCAGACAGACTTTTTAAAGTTAAAGCCTATGCGGAAGATGCTTTGTCTGCTGAGAAAAGAAGTGAGTTTCAGGAAATGGTTGAAGGAGAAGTATTGGCAAAACCCTTGTTTGAACAATTACAAGCAGATTTTGATGTAAACGCTTTTACTTTAAATCCAGATGAACTTCCGGCAAGTGATGATGAAATGGAGTTGTTTATGCAGATGAAATACAAACCATCTATTGAGATAGCTCAAGAAACAGCTATAGACACTTTGATGTCTGAAAATCATTACAATGATATTAGAAGTAGAGTAGATTATGATTTAACTACTATTGGAATAGGAATTACTAAACATGAATTTTTACCTGGTTCTGGTGTAAAACTAGATTATGTAGATCCAGCTAACGTTGTCTATAGTTATACTGAAGATCCTTATTTTAAAGATTGTTTTTATTGGGGAGAGATTAAAACAGTTCCTATGACGGAACTAATTAAAATTGATCCAGATCTAACAAATGACGATTTAAACCAGATTGCTAAGTACAGTCAATCATGGTATAATTATTTTAATACTGCACAGTTTTACGAGAACAGCATGTTCTATAGAGATACTGCAACATTAATGTATTTTAATTATAAAACAACACATTCATTTGTTTATAAAAGAAAAAAATTAGCAGACGGTTCATATAAGACGGTTGAAAAAGACGATCAGTTTAATCCTCCTCAAGAAATGATGGAAGAAGGAAAGTTTGAAAAGGTAACTAAAAGAATTGACGTATGGTATGATGGTGTTATGGTTATGGGCACTAATATAGTTCTACAATGGAAGTTATCTGAAAACATGGTAAGACCTAAATCGTCTAATCAATTTGCTATGCCTAATTATATTGCATCAGCACCTAGAATGTACAAAGGATCGTTAGAATCTTTGGTTAGAAGGATGATTCCATTTGCAGATTTAATTCAAATGACACATCTGAAAATTCAACAAGTTGTATCAAGAGTTGTGCCAGATGGTGTGTTTATTGATGCAGATGGTTTAAACGAAGTTGATTTAGGAACTGGGAACGCATATAACCCTGAAGATGCTTTAAGGTTATATTTCCAAACAGGTAGTGTAGTCGGCAGGAGTTATACACAAGATGGTGAGTTTAATAATGCTAGAGTTCCAATTACTCAATTAACATCTAATAGTGGTGCAAGTAAAATGCAAATGCTTATTGCTAATTATAATCATTATTTAGATATGATTAGAGCGGTAACTGGACTAAACGAAGCAAGAGATGGCTCAACGCCAGATCCTAATTCTTTAGTAGGTGTGCAAAAATTAGCAGCATTAAATTCTAATACAGCGACTAGGCATATTTTACAAGGTAGTTTATATATAACTCGAACTATAGCAGAATGTTTATCAATTAGAACAGCTGATATATTAGAGTATGCTGATTTTAAAGATGAGTTTGCGATGCAAATAGGGAAATATAATTTAAAAATATTAGAAGATATTAAAGATTTATATATGTATGACTTTGGTATTTTTATAGAAATGGCTCCAGATGAAGAACAAAAAGCAATGCTTGAACAAAATATTCAAATGGCTTTGTCTAAAGAAAATATTAGTTTAGAGGATGCTATTGATATTAGAGAGCTTAATAACCTTAAAATGGCAAATCAGCTTTTAAAGTTGAAACGTAAGAAAAAACAAGAGGCCGAGCAGGCTCAAAGACAGCAAGAGCAGCAAATGCAAGCGCAGATGCAAATGCAAGCGCAACAAGCAAAATCTCAAGGTGAGATGCAAAAAATACAAATGGAGTCTCAAGCTAAAATACAATACAGACAGGCTGATGTGGCTTTTGAAATTGAAAAGCTTAAAAGTGAGGCTGAACTTAAAAAACAACTTATGCAAACTGAGTTTGAATATCAGATGCAATTAAAAGGTTTAGAACAATCTAATTTAAGTCAACGAGAACAAGATAGAGAAAAGGCAAAAGACAGAAGGGTAAGTCAACAGTCGACAGAACAATCTAAATTAATAGAGCAGCGTAAAAACAATTTGCCTCCTGTAAGCTTTGAGTCAAACGAAGATAGTTTGGACGGTTTTGATTTAGCGGAGTTTGAGCCGAGATAGGCTAAAAAAATAATATAAATATTGTTTAACTTTGTATAAAATTTAATTAAATGGAAATAAAAGTCAAAGACCTAGGATTGGTTGAAGAAAAATCCAAAGCTGAAATAGAAGAGCAACTTCTAAAAAAGCATGAAGAAAAGTTTGAAGAAACACCACAACAAGAACAAGTTGTGGAAAAAGTTAACACTAACGAACCTGTTCAGGAAAAGAAAACTGAACCTGTAGAAGATAAAACTCCGTCATTAGAGTTAAATGATGACAACGTTCTTTCTTATATTAAAGATAGATATAACAAAGACATAAATTCAGTTGACGAACTGTTTGCGGAAAAAGAGGCAAACGAACCATTACCTGAAGATGTGTCTGCGTATTTAAAGTACAAAAAGGAAACCGGTAGAAACATACAGGATTTTTACAATTTGCAAAAAGACTATGATTCTATGGATGACAATTCTGTACTTGCTAACTATTACTCTAACACTGAAGAAGGGTTAGATGCGATAGATATTCAAGATATTATTGAGGATAAGTTTGATTTCGATGAAGATATTGACGAACCAAAAGATATTAAGAAAATTAAGTTAGCGAAAAAACGAGAACTTGCGAAAGCTAAAAAGTTTTTAAATGAACAAAAAGATAAATATAAAATCCCTCTTGAGTCAAGCGGGGATGGGTTGTCTGCTGATCAACAAGAAAATTTAAATGCTTATAAGAGTTATATTGATGAGTCTAAAACTACGCAAGAGCAAAACAAAAAGAGGTATGATTATTTCTTAAATAAAACCAACGAGGTTTTTAACAATGAATTCAAAGGTTTTGATTTCAAAGTTGGTGAAAATAATTTTACTTATAAACCGGGTACAGCTGATGAAGTTAAAAATGTGCAAAAAGACATTGGTAATTTTATTAATAAGTATACGGATGAAAAAGGTTTAATGTCAGACGCTAAAGGTTATCACAAAGCTTTATCTGTTGCCATGAACCCTGATAAGTTTGCTCAGTATTTTTACGAACAAGGTGTTTCAAATGCCGTAGACAATGTTACTAGAAAATCTAAAAACATTAATATGGATATGAGACAGGCTCCACAAGCCGTTTCAAAAGACGGTATGAAAATAAGGCCAGTTGGAAATACAGATAGTGGAAGAGGACTCAGAATTAGAAGTATTAAAAAAAGTTAAACTAAAAAAATTAAAAAACAATGGCAGTAAATTTAACCCCAGGTTTTGACTTACAACCAAGTGCACAACAAGTGCCTGTAAGTACAAACTACATCAATAATTTTGATTTCTTAAATCAGTATCTACCTGATACTTATGAAAAAGAATTCGAAAGATATGGTAACAGAACAATCGCATCCTTCCTTAGAATGGTTGGTGCAGAAATGCCTTCTAACTCTGACCTTATTAAATGGGCAGAGCAAGGAAGACTACACATTAAGTACACAGGATGTACTTCAGGTCAAGCCGCAGCGCAACCAGAAGGAACATGGACTATTCCTAATACTAACTTTAACCCAGCACTTGGAACTCAAAATACATCAGCTTTGAGAGTTGGACAAACAGTTATGATTAGTGACAAAACTCCTGGCTCTAACTTATCTAACAAAGGTATTGTAAAAACAGCTTCTACAGCTGGTGGAGCTCAAACAGTAGTTGTAGCTTACTATGAAGCAGGCGGACAAGCAATGGCCGCAGGTGTATCGTGTGATATATTTATATATGGATCAGAATTTAATAAAGGAACAAACGGAATGGTTGGTTCTAACGAATCTGATGACTTAATTTTCGACAACAAGCCAATTATTATCAAAGACAAATATTCTGTTTCTGGTTCTGATATGGCTCAAATCGGATGGATTGAGGTTTCAGGTGAAGATGGTGTAAGCGGATACCTATGGTATTTAAAGTCTGAGCATGACACTAGATTAAGATTTGAAGACTACTTAGAAACAGCAATGTTAGAAGCAGTTCCTGCTGACGCTGGATCTGGTGCTGGAGACCTTTTACAAGGAACAGCTGCTGGAGGATCTTTAGCAAACCTTAATGGTTCTGATGGTGTATTCTATGTAGTAGGAAACAGAGGAAACGTTTGGGGCGGAGGAAATCCACAAACACTTTCTCAGTTTGATAGCATTATCCAAAGACTAGATAAGCAAGGTTCAATTGAAGAAAACGTAATTTTCGTAAACAGAGAATTCTCTTTTGATATTGACGATATGCTTGCTGCTCAAAACTCTTACGGAGCGGGTGGTACATCTTATGGTCTTTTTGACAATGATAAAGACATGGCTTTAAATCTT